CATACCATTACCTTTGGCAATGTGAGGGACACGTTCTGGAAGCGATACGATGTCAGCGTAGTTGCCACCAGCAACGGCAATAGGGCTGTCACCCTTGACCGCGTAGTCACCAAGCTCCGCCTCACCTTCACCGACGAGGTTCCTGTCGAAGCCAACAGCATATCCATCGTGCCACATACCTGGTACTATGGTCTGGACTATACGACCGGACAGCCTGCAAGCGCACAGACGGATGCAGCAACCGTCATCACCATCCCCGATGCCAGCAAGGGGCAGACGGGCATACAAGCCTCATTGTTCGGATTCTCCACGGCTGAAGAATGGAATACCGATGTAGTGATCAGCAGTCGCACGGCCACGGATGCCGTGCTGGGCTCTGCCACCATCGCGGCGGCACCTTTCAAGGCTAACCGCGTCAGCGACTATTCGGGTCCGCTTTTTAGTGCAGGCGGTAGCATGTCGCTATCGCTGAACGGAGAATGGGAGGATAGTTTCCAGGGAACCTGGTAAAAAATAAGGAGCCTCACGAATGGGGCTCCTTATTTTGCTATTCACCATCTTTAGGTGCGGGCGTTTCGTCTTCAGGTTCCATAGCCTCTAATTCGGCTATCTCATCCTCGATGGCGTTGATGCGGTCGCGCCATGCCTGATGCTTGGCGTGCAACTCGTCGGGGGCGTAGGGCAGGGGCTTGCCGGCTGCCTGTGCCTCGGCGTTCTTAATGGTCTTGTAGTCGTCGCTGCTAAGCTGCGATTCCAGCGTGTTCTTTTCGCTGTACAGAGCATTCTTCTGCTCGATGATTTCTGATTGTGTCATAATGCTTTAAATTTAAGTGATACTTGTTGTTTAATCTCTCATTGATGCTGTGTTGTGGCAAATAAATCAGACACCTGCGTCGCCCGTCCCACTCTAACCACTGCCACCAGTCGGGCAACAGGCTGTCTCTTAATTCCAGCAGTCGCTTATAGTCGGTGCGGTTCTTCAGTAGCCCGCTGTAACTATTGAATACAGACACCATCGCGTCTATGTCTTTGTAGCGGCTTTCATTCAACATCTCAATAGTGCGGATGGCATTGTCATAGGTTTTATTATTCAGATGTATGCGGTTCGGACGAATATGACTACCCAGGAACTCGTAACCGTGATAATATGGTTGGTCGTAGAACTTCTTTTCGTTCAGCGTCACACCCTTCTTTGCCAGCCTGCGTCTTAGTTCGGGAAGTAGCGACAGGAGGTACTGATGTCTCTCCTCCGGTACGACGAATACAATATCATCAACAAAGCACACGAGCGTGATGCCGCATTCTTCCGTCAGCCATAGTATCTCATCATTGACATACAGCCCCATTGCTGTCTGCCATATCAGTCTGCCGATGGCGGCACCGATGCCTTCCGGCTTGGTGCGGATAGATTTCTCTGGTGCAATATGTTCTCGCCAAAGATGCGAGGCGGTGCGCAATTCGCAATGATCGGCAGGGTTGCAGTGGATGCTGATCATCGTCAGCCATTTCAGATACGCCTTCGTGTCATCGTCCAAATCTGTTTGGTCTATCACCTCGTCGATACACTTCTCCGCTATCAGCCATACGGCATTGGGGAAGTAGCCGCTGAAGTCTATCTTAACAATACGTGCAGGCTTGGTGTAACCCTCCGTCACCTCGTAGATGTTTTCCATCAGTTGATTGATGGCTGCTTGACTACCCATGCCTTTGCGATTGTTGAAGGTAAAGGGCGACAGCATCTTGTCGGCTTCGGGGATTACAACCTCGCAGACTTCTGTGTCTATCATGCGGCCACCGAACTCTGTAGCGAAGATTTCGCGCCAGCGAGGACGAGGTGTGAGAAAGGTGTAGTTGTGCAGGATGCGCAGCGTGCGGTCGTCGCGGTCGTTCAGAGCGCGAACCAACAGCGGTGCCCAGTTCGCCTCGAACTCCACAGAGTCCTTGCCCCTGCGTTTATTCTTCCTTGTCTTCTTCATCAGCCTGTATAGATTGACAAACCTTTCTTCTTTAGTCAAACTCATCTTTGCGTGATAACTTTTTTCTAATAAATTCGCGATGCCCCCAACCTGATTCGCGTTATTGACGTTGTTGTTGTTGAGGTTGCGGTTGTTGCCGTTGAAATTCCATGCGTTATTGACGTTGTAACGCTCGGCAAACCACCTGTTCGAGCATCTGAGCAACATTTGACGATGGTGTGAATGACACCCGTGCTCCCTTTTACTATTTATGTTCTGACGCGGACTTCTTGGCGTTGCCGCCCGACCTCTTCCTGCGTCCTGACGCAATAGAGTTTGATTATCTGATAGAGTTGCGCCACTTCTTCGCCCCCGTTTCTATGCGTTCCAGCAGTCGGGCGATGGCGAGCTTTGCGGAATCGGAGAACAGATACATCTCGCCCTTGCTGTCAGCATTGCTCTTCTTCTGAGTCATAGCCTTCATGTCCATAAGAATATCGAAGGCTGCCAGCATCTCGCCGAACGAGCCGATAAGGTGCTCCACGTATTCACGCTTGCGCTGCTGCTCGTTCTCACCCCTCAGTTCCATAGCGATGGTGCAGTAGTGAATGATAGCATAGCCCGCATCCTCGAACCGCCGCACCGCGCTGTGCTCGCGTCGCGCCTTCGGCAGATGCCACGTCACGCGGTCGTAGAGTTTCATCAACTCCTTCGCATCACAGAGGATGCTCTCCTTCGAGTTGTTGGCTTTGTTGCTCATATTCTCTTTCTGCTTTGTACGCAGCTTGCTCGGCGCAATACTCTAAGTAGTCTCCGTAGTCGCGGATTTGGCTATAATCCATTTTTTGAAAATTTTTTAAAGGCTTCGCCTACCTTACGGATAGGCGAAGACCTTTTAATTATTAATTTTTATAAAAGCGCGATGCCCCCAACCTGAAACGCGCCATTGACGTAGGTGTAGTAGAGGTTGCGGGTGTAGCCGTGGAAAAACCATGCGTTATGGACGTGGTAACGCTCGGCAAACCGCCTGAACGAGCTGTTAGCAAGTGTCACCTTGCCGGCCTTGGTCTGTGTAGCGTTGATAACAGCAAGGTTGCTGTCTTCCATCATTAGTACGCCTTCTGTTACGTCCCATAAGTGACCGCCCTGCAGATGAGCCCAGTTTAACGACGGATAAATCGCCTTCACACCACCGCTCTTTGTGGGAGCCATCATCGGACCGTACTTGGCTGTCAGGGCTTCGCCGTCTGGCAGGGCAAAAGCACCCACCTTCATCAACGGCTGTATGCCGAACTCGCCACGCAGGTATGCCTCGTAGGTTTTGTAGTAAGCACGGATGTCGGCAGCGTACTGCGACGACTGGAACTCAGAGAGCTTCATAGGGTCGGTATTACCCGCCTCGCTATGCACAGCGACATTGGCGCTGAGTGTGCGTCCACTGGTGCCCCAATACGATGCTGCACCTTGAAAGTTCATTAGTCCGCGATAATTGGTGCTCTTACCGTTTACCTTGCGGTAGTTGTCGCTGGCCGGCATGTCGCGCCAGATAATGAGCGTGCCACCCTGTACTTGGTACTGACGGTAGTCGTTCCACGTATCAATCTGTACGACGATCTTCGTAGCATCCGCATCGCTGCTAACCTTGTTGTTGTCAGCATCGGCAAGGTATGCCCACACGTCTTGATTGAAGCTCACCTCCGTCTTCTTTGCGTCGATGGCAGCATTCAGTGCAGCGACAACCTGAGAAAGTGCGGTGGCAGTGTATGTGAAGCTAATGGTTGTAGCGGAAGCGTAACTGTTGTTACTCAGCCACAGTCCGATGCTTGCCGTATGCTCTGCCCCGTCAAGTGTAGGCGCATTGAGCTGATACTGAACCACGTCGCAGTATTTATAGGATGGCAGACTGCTGTAATTGCCTAAGAACGTGCGCCAACGCCCGTCTTTGTGATAGCCCAAGAATACACCCTTATACGTCCACGATGCAGGCACAAGGCTGCGGTTGTACACCTCCTTGCGGATAGCCACCTTGTTGCCGTTCTCGTCGAGATATACGGCATCGCCAAACATAGGCGTATCGGTGGTAGGCACATTCACGCCGTCGAACTTGGAGACGTTACCCTCCTTGATGTTAGCCACACGACTTTCGGTGGCAGGCTTGCCAGCAGAATTGTAGCTGGCAGCGTCGTTATATTGCTCTATCTGTTTCATATCATTAAACTTCTTAAACTGTTAAACTTCTTAAACCTTAATTGAGAAGCGCCCAATCGCTTGTACTACCTGTAACCTTAATAGCGTAATACACCTTGCCGCTCGCCTTGTCAACGTACTGTTGACCGATCTTACGAGGACAGCCGTTCCATACAGTCATGGTCTCCTCGTTCCAGTTATCGGGCACGTTGGCTGCACTCGGAGCACCTGCCACGCTGCTGTAAAGCACGTTGGGGACACCCAGCGTCAGGATGTCGTCACAAGCGATAGTCTGTGCCTTCACAACAGGCATCACAGCATTGTCTTTACCAGTGAGCAGTTCACGCAAAGCCTTGTTCTCATTATAGAGGTACAGCAGGGCTTCGGCCACTACGCTCAAGCTGATGTCGAGCTTCACCTTGGCAATCTGCGAAAGTGCGTCGGCCACGTTCTGTGAGTATGTGCAACCGAAGTACGCCTCGCCCGTGGCACCGCTCTTCATCTCAATGCCGCAGTCGTTCAGCGCGTACTGCGTCTTGGTGAGCGTCACGTTGGCCGTAGCAGCTGTTGCCTTCTCATAGCGCACAGCACCGCTGATGGCCGTTGCGTTGGTGTCGGTGTAACTAACGGTCGTTCCAACTACAGTCAGCACCTGGTCGCTACCCTCAATCTGTGCCAGACCGTCGGCCTTCATGCCGCTGATGGCGAGTGAGTGCTTGTAGGTTTCTTCGTCCTCTTGTAACTCGTTGGTCCACGATGGAGAGGTAACGCGTCCGATGGGGTCGGTGATGGTCATCTGTGTGCTGCTGGTGCGAGTGGCACGGGTAGCAACCGTATTACCGCCCGAACCCAGCACAAGGAATTTACCCGTGCCGTTGGGGGCAGCCGTAAAGAGGGCGGTCAGACTGATGCTGTCGCCTGTATCGGCTGCGGCGGTGGGACTGACGTACTTGTCGTACCAATCCTCCCAAGCCAGATGAGCGCAAGTGTCGGCGTAGGTAATACCGCTCACAATGAGATAGCCTGCGCCGCTGGTCAGATAGGTGCGGAATGTCTCGTCGTTGTAGGTCACGTCCTGATAACTTGCCGCCACACCATCGTTCTCGCTGGTAGGTACACCGTTGGCCAGAGCCTTGAAGCGCACGGTAGCATTCTTGATGTTATTGCCGTCCTTATCGGTCAGCAGCACGCCGTTGTTCTTCGTAGCGTCGCCAAAGGCACCCAGTTCGAGGTGAGGCACGGGGAAGTACCAGCCATTGCCCACAGCCACTGCCACACCGCCAGCACTTGCAAGGCGCAGCAGATTGTAGCCGCTGGTCACAAGTGCATCGCATTTAAAGTCGCTCTTCGCCACGATGCTCGTCAACACTCCGCCATACGCCGTGTCGATAGGATCGTCGCCAGCCGTAGAGCGAATAGTCTCGTCCCATGAGTTAGAGACCTCCGACACATCCTCTGCCCATGATTCCAGATTGCCAGCAAGGGCAGGAACCACGTCGCCATCCTCCAGTTTGGTCTGAAGGGCTGCTGCCTCTGCATCGCGCTCTGCTTCGTTGTGCTCGAAGGTGGCTTGGCGTGCTGCCTCTGCCTGTACGTAGGCTTCCTGACGTGCGGCCTGACTCTGCACGAAAGTCTGCTGACGTTCCGACTCCTTGGTCTCACGCTGCTGCTCCTGAGCGATACGTGTCTGTTCGTTAGCGATGCGTTGCTGTTCAGCGGCGGCACGGTTGGTCTCTGCCAGTGCTCGCTCGTCCTCAGCAGTGCCGCGCAGGGTTTCGGCCTGCACGCGGGATTGCTCTGCACTCACGCGGGCACTCTCGGCACTCACACGACCTTGCTCAGCACTGATACGCTGCTGTTCTTTGGTCTCTCGCTGACTTTCCTTGCTGACGCGCTGCTGTTCGGCACTGATACGAGCCTGCTCGGCCTCGTTGCGCTGAGTCTCAGCGGCTTCACGCTCGGCCTCCTTCTGCTGGCGCAACTGCTCTGCTGCCACGCGCAGGGCTTCATCCCGTGCTATAGCGGTATTCAGAGCGGCTATGCGGTCGCTCTCAGCTTTGATGCTCGACAGATTGATGATACAGAACCACCAGTTAGCATCGGTCAGCGGATGCCCCACATTGCCTGGTTTCAGACTGCGGTAAACACTCAGACCCGTAGGGTCCTGAACTACATTGGCGTTGCCGTAGGGAGTGGCAGCGTCGTAAGTACCCTTCCATGCCTCACCTACGAGGTAGCGGATTTCTTGAACTTGTTCATTCATATCTTTATCGTTTTAATTCGTTATGCGTTTGGAAAACTGATAATCAACTCGGCAGTCTCGTAGTCGTAGCGGATGCGGTCCACCTCCTGCTGGAGTCCGCTAATGGTGAGGATGCCCGTTGCCGGGTCGAAGTTCATCACGGGGAACAGCATGCCGCCACTAACGCCCTTGGTATAGACCGTCTTCTGCTGGCCCTGTCGGTTGGTGATAGTCAGGTCGTAGCCTTCCAGTTCTGCATCCACATTCTCGGCACCATCGATGGCTGTGCCTGCCTGCTGCATCATCTGCTGGAACTCCGTCACGCGCCCGCTCTCGGCACTCACGCGGCTTTGTTCGGCAGCAATGCGTTGCTGCTCGTGGTTCTCGCGGGTCTGCTCAGCTTCTATGCGCTGTTGTTCATTGGCGATGCGCTGCTGCTCGTTCTCGATGCGCTGGGCTTCGTTAGCGTAGGCTGGCAATGAGAACTGAATCTCTGGAGCCGTCTCGCCGGTGAAGTCGAGCATCACCTGATACTCCTCACCATCAATCTCGGTGGCGATGTTCGCCTGGTTCAGTACCTCGTCCTCGGTGTCGTTGGGGAAGTCGTCAACGGTGAAATGATATGCCACTTGATATTTTAGGTCACCAATCGGCAGGTGATGGTCGTCGAACTGCACCTGCAGCTTTGTAGGTTCACCCGCAACGGGGGCGCAATGTGTGTACGTTGTTCCGTCGAAGCCGACGAAGTATGCCTGGCTCGGTGCACCGGTCCAGAACTTGATGCAAAACGGAGTCATCCAGCCTGCATCTGATTCGAGCGTCAAAATAAAGTCGCTCTTGTAATTGATTCTAAAGATTTTTGCACTTGCCATATCCTGTATTATTTGAATTTTCGTTATTGCTTGCCAACTTGATATATGGCTTCACATGAATACTGAAACCAGGCACGTTGTAGAGTTGCTGTGGAGATACCGTAGAGCGGTGGTCATAGCTGGCTTCGACTTGCATCAAAGCTGCCACATAGAGACCCTTTGGCACCTCGCCGTAGCGTTCTACAACTTCCGTATAACTTCGGTTAATGATATTCAGCACGGCATCCTCAGCCGCTTCTCCGTAGAGCTCCAGCAAGTCATCCTCGCAGTCGAAGTCAATGCGCGAATGCTTCTTGATCCATTCCAATGTCAACCATTTCATATATCTTTTATTTTTGCCCTTTATGTGTCGGACAAAAATGGCGTGTGGGTTTACTCCCTCGCCTTCGGAGTGGGTTGGGGTGAGGTTACACAAAAGCGAGGCCCTACGGTTGGGTCTCGCTTTGGTGGTTCATGCTGGCCATGAGTGCCTGGAGGTCGGCTGCTTCGTCGTCGGTGATGGGTGGCTCTGGGTCTTCGTCGTCATCATCCTCGAATATCTGAGGGAATATGTCGGCAACGGTCTTTCCTTTCGGGTCGCGCATGGCGAACGTGGCGGCGTAGGTACATTCGGCCATCAGTTGATGCTTCAGCCGGTCGCGCTTGCGGTAACCCATGACGATGATGTGAATCTCCCACAGCCGCAGATCATACAGGAACTCGTGGCGGTTGTAGCCTATCTCGCCCACGACTAACTGATACCAGTCGTAGGCGTTTTCGCGTTTTTTCTTTTCTTTCCTTTCTCCTTGTTGGCTGCTTTCAGTTTATCGCCAACGGGCCTCGGAATCTGGAGCCAGTCAACACGCAGCAGCATAATGGTCTTTACCATTTCCTGCGTCTGCTCACGAGTGCAGCGGAAATATAGGTCTTTCACTGTGATAGGTGCATCCTCGTCGCGTGCTTCGTAGGCGGCGATGATGGCCGACAGCGACAGCTTCACGTAGTCATCGTCGGTAGCCTTTGGCATACCGAAGGTGGTGTTGCCCTCCTCGTCGGTAATAGGCTGTGGATTGAAGACGGTAATGTCCTTTTCGTGGTTGGTCAATTCGCCAAACATCACTTCTGTGCGGACACAGTAACGTATGAAGACATCCACGACCTCTTCCTGTCCGTCGGCATTCATGCGTGTCAGTTGGATAGTTCTCTCTGGGTTCATATTCTTCTGGGTTTAGTTCGTGAAAAGCCGCAAAAAAATGCGACTGAAATGCAAGAAAAACCGCCCGCGCTGCTGGCCTATGAAAAGAAGAGTCAGGCAGGCGGGCGGCCTTGATAGGGTTTATGCGCCTACCGTGAGGTCGCCATAGCCTGACAGCTGGGTGTCATAGGTAGCAACCTGGCGGTTGGCTGCATTGATAGCGAGTGAGGTGATGCGAGCCTGACCGCTGGCGATGACGCTGCCCTTTGTGCGCTGGTTGGCACCAGATACGTTGGCAATCTGCCAGTACAGCAGGTCGCTTGCCTCGTAGTATTCCATCAGCGATGCGAGCGTCTGACCGTCCACACTTGAAGTGATGGTCTCGTTGCTGGCGACAAGCGCATTTGATGAAATGTCGTAGGTGTAGCCAGTAGGCTCCTGTACCTGCCATGTTCCCGGAGTGTCCTTCGTTGTAGCGTCTTCGAGGCTCAGGCTGACATGCAGCGAGAGCGTCTTGGCACCTGCAATGACAAGGGCAGGATTGCTACTGTCGCTGATGAACAGGCGCACAAACTGACCCTTGGTGTAGCTGCCAGCAGCGATGGTGTCGGTGCTGGGTGTGGTCGTCAGCTTCTCCAATGCGGATGTACCTTGGAATTGGAGAGACTTAGCCGAGTTAGTCCTGTCATCAAATTGCAGCGTCAGATCATTGAGGAACGCCTGACCTTTGCGGGCGTAGCTTGCCTCCTCGATGCTCTGGTTGTCGGTGGTGCTGGTCTCGTCCCACATCAGCGTGAACGGAGTCATCGACTTGATGGCGGTGAGCATAGCACCGGCATCAACCACATTCAGCGACTCAACACTGACAGACCATGCGTTGCTGGTCACCTCTGGCTTTGCGCTGCCGCCAACATCGTCTTTCGTCGAAGAATCGTCAACGTTCGCTGTGAGATTCACCGCGCACGACTGGCTCATGCCTATGCATTTAAACTTCGTGGCAGTGGTATCGTATATCAGAATACGAAAGTTTTGACCTTTTAATCTCATAATCGTAATAAGTTTTGAGTTATTTCACGATGTCAACTCGAATAGTGTAGGCACTGCCGTCACCCTTGCGGCCCACGGCACCGACAGCATACTTGCAGTCGGCTGGGATGTTGTCAACCAGTTCGGCCAAAGCCTCACGGGTGGGTGCTTCGAGGATGGCGGTGCCGTTCTTCAGCAGATCGTCATAGACGCTGGGCTGCTTGTTTCCTTTAGGGGATTCGACGGATGAACCGTCGAGCACGGTTTCATTCTTCTTGCTCATCGTCGTTAGTATTTACTGTGTCACATTGATACGTGAGCACTTGCCAGTAGCAAGGTTTCAGCGAGTCGTACTGAATCTGCTGGGCCGCGAACTGATAGTCCTGAATGGCGGTGTCCGTTGTGCGGAGATAGCTGAGGATGGTGTCGCGCACCATCTGCGTCAGTTCGTGCAAATCGTCGAGCGTCTTGGCCGTCACCTCCACACCGATGTTCACCGTGTCATAGTCCGACTCGTAGCGGTCGTCCTTGCTGCCCTGATCGTTTGTCAGACCGTCAAAGGTGACAATTACGTAAGGAACGGGCACGTTGTCAGCGTCTTCATCCGGCAGTCCGATGGCGGTGCCGTAGAGTCGCGGAGTCTCGTCAATGACAGTGGTGCCGTCATCGTCGATGGATTTCGTCAGCTTCTCCAGCAGGTCAGCGTTAGACTGCAGGGCCGTTACGAAGATGCTATCTGTAGCAAGACTCATTGTATCTCGTGTGACTTGTTATACATTTCTTTCAGTAATCTCTCCCTCTGGGGAACTGACGGCCGCACGGTCTTTGCTGCTGCATCGAGGGCGACCGTCAGAGGAACTAATCCCAGAAGTCGAGTCGAGAGAGTTTAGATGTCGCTTGTAGAAGCAGGAGCAACAACCTTCAGCAGCTTAAATGCCTGGGGCTTGTGCGGGTTGTTGTTGTCGCCGCCGTTGACGAGCTTAGACAACTCGGTGAGAGAGAGCTCCATGTTCAGGGTCACGACGGTGGAGTTGCGTGCGCTGACAGCGGCACTCTGAGAGTCAACCGTCAGACGGACCTCACCGTGCTGCTCGAAGGCCAGGTAGCGGTAGTGGCCGATACCGATGTAGTGAACACCGGCCTCGCGCTCGTACTGACCGCCAGCGTTCAGGTGGCCGTTGATGTGGCCGCTGATGGTCATTGGGTAGCCCACGCACTTGCCGTCCTGTACAACGGTGCGGTCGGAGG